ATTGCAAACGTCTATTCCGCAGAGGGGACGGTAGCCGGTAGTTCGGTTATTACCTTCCCGTGGAGACCGCGCAAGGTTGTTGTGACAAACGACTCGGTGATAAACAACATCACCGTGACGATTAAGGGGCAAGCCTTAACCCTAAAGCCCACCGAAACACTAACAGCAATGCTGACGTTGAGTGATCTTACGTTAGCGGGTAACGCAGACTATCGTGTTTGGGGGTTCGGTTGAGTGATTTGGGTTCAGACCTTCGCAAGAATAGCGTCGTTATCCTCGATGACGGCGTAGTTCAAGGCGTTGTCAATCGTATCGACTTTACTGGCGGAACTGTAACGGTCTCCGGCGTTACTGCCACCGTCCCATTAGGCGGGGGCGGTGGTGGCGGGACTACGATCACGGTTCAAGATGAAGGCGTCACCCAAAGCACAACCGTTACCACGTTGAACTTCACGGGTTCCGGCGTAACCGCTTCTGGTGGTGGTGCGACGGCAACAATCAATGTGTCAGGGGGCGGTGGCGGTTCTTCCGTCTGGACTGAAATGGATGTGGACTTCGGCACAAAGCCCGTCTACGACGCCCAATTCACGATTACAGACGCGGGTATCTCCGCCTCCAGCAAGGTTATGGTTCTCCCAAGCGGCAAAGCCGCAACAGGACGTACTGCTGATGATTGGCAATGGGATGGCGCTGTCTTTGCCGCGAATCCTGCGAGTGGTTCTGCTACGTGCTACGCAACATTTCTTCCGGGGCCGATTGTTGGCTTCCGCAAACTTCAATACCAAGTGGCGGCATAAATGGCAGTTATTGACTCAGGATCAGACAGCGCGGGCAAAGCAAACGTCGATGCGGCGTTTAACCTAAAAACAACGCTGCCACAAGTCACAACACCCGCTGGCGTTGTTGCTCCGCAATACGTGGGCGCTGCTCGGATGTTCTGCGAGAACGACCCCGGCACAATTAAAGGAACGGCTACATTAAAGTCGCCAGAAGTGTCGCAAGACTACCGGCTTCGCGTCGGTACTGATACTGTGCTGTTGGTTGACACGTTCAACGCAACCGCGCAAAACACAGGTAATTGGTCGTACACATTCAACACCCTAACCGCCGCACAACCCGGCGCGGGAACGGTGAACTTTAGCACCGTACAAGGTACAACGTCGGCGCACGGCGCGTTTATGCGGACGTTCCAGTATTTCCCGTTGTTTGGTACGGCTCCGCTATCGGTTGAGTTTACTTTTGGACAGTTCACCGCTGCATTGGTGACTAACGAAAACTGGCTCATGGGCTTGGGGCTTCCAACAGCCGCCACGACGGAGCCAACAGACGGCGCATGGGTTCGTTTGACCACGGCGGGATTGATTGGTGAAATTCGTTTTAGCGGATCAACAACGCAATCAGGCGTACTCCGCACATTGGGGCAACTAACGGTTGGCAACCTAGACAAGCTGGCAATGGTTGTTGGTGAGCGCAATATTGAGTATTGGCTAGACGATGTTCTGTTAGATACGCTGGATATTCCGGCAGGTAACGGTCAGCCGTTTCAGACTACCGCGCTTCCTGCGTTTATGATGAAGTACAACACGGGCGCGGTGTCAAATACGAACACCATGCGCGTATCAGACCTTAACGTCTGCATTTTGGATGTGGCAACTAGTATGCCTCTTGCTCATCAAATGGCGATGGGCGGCAAAATGGCCTATCAAGGTCAAAACGGCGGAACAATGGGTACTACTGCCCTATTGCCGAACGCTACCGCAGCCACGGTTGTTACTGGCGCTGCTCTATCGCAGACTGTGCCGATTGCCGTTGGCCTTGGTGGACAAGCGGGTATCGTTGCGGCTGTTCCGGGCGTCGATGGTTTGGTTACGTCTTTCCAAGTTCCGACAGGCGGCATCAACCAAACCCCTCGTAACCTAGTGATTACCGGACTCCGTATCGATGCGGTAAATATTGGGGCTGCTGTTGCAACGACGGCTTCTATTTTGCAATGGTCACTAGCTTACGGAGCCACGGGCGCTACGGTTCCTTCTCTTGCTCAAGCGGAGTCGGCGTCATTCGCAACTGGCACTACGAAAGCGTGGCGTCGTGTACCTCTCGGCCTTCAGTCGTGGGTTGTAGGCGCGGGTATCGGAGCGTCAGTAGAGTCAATTAAGATTGACTTTGCTAGTCCTGTTGTTGTCCGCCCTGGCGAATGGGTTGCATCGGTGGCTAAGTTTATCGTCGGTACGGCAACGGCTTCGCAAGTTGAGTGGGCAACTGTGACGTTTGATGCACATTACGTATGAGTTATGTATCTGGACAATGGAATGCCGATTGTGACCAATGCGGTCGGATGTTCAAGTCAGGCTCACTCCGCAGACAGTGGAACGGGCTGTACACCTGTTCGCAATGTTGGGAGCCAAGACACCCACAAGACTTTGTACGTGCGGTCAAGGATGGTAGCCCCCCGGCGTTTGTTCGGGGTGGCAATTTCTCCCCAACGGAAGCAGAGTTGGATTTTTCGTTACTTGCTCAAGAGGACGGCGTATCTCTTATCTTGCTAGAAGACGGATCAGCGATTGTTTTAACTTACACCACAAGCACACAGACGACCATTACGGTTGATGACGCATCCGGTTTCCCAACAGTCTTTCCTTATTACTGCTTGATTTCGGAAGGAACGGTAAGTGAAGGAGTAAAAGTTACAAATTTGGTAGGCAATACGTTTACGGTTGTTCGTGGGTACAACTCAACAGCCCTTGACTGGAACAACGCACGTTTTTCGTTGATGAGTTGATATGAACCTTGAGCCGCCACCAAACGAAAGCACTCCTGTTGAGCATCCACAGTTTCGGCAGTGGATATACCAACTATGGGAGAGAGTAACTGGTCGTCGTGCTACTGCGGGGACAAAGAACGATGACGGGCTATTGTTAGCGGCGTTTCGGTCTAACCGCCGCACCACGACCAGCGGGTCTACTGCCCCAACGCTAACAGCAACTTATGTTGGGTATGGTTCGGGTGTAAACACGCTGACGGGGGATGCAAACCTCACGTGGAACAGCGGCACGGCCACGCTGCGCGCAACCAACATTCAATCTACTGCAATTGGAACTTCCGCGGCGGCGGAGGGTGTTTTCACCACGCTTAATGCAGGCATCCCTGCTAACAGTGATACATTTTTAGGTGGTGGCGCGGGCAATCTATCCGCATCCGGCACCAATAACGTCGCCGTTGGCACTAACGCCATGAACGCCCTAAGTAGTGGCAGCAACAACGTCGTTGTAGGCTCTAATGCTGGCAAGGCTATTAGTAGCGGCGGCTCTCATACTGCGCTTGGTAATGCGGCGCTAAAAACAATGGCAACAGGGACAAACTGTACTGCCGTGGGCGCAAGTGCTTTAGAACTTTGTACGGGCAACGGAAACACGGCGGTAGGTTCGGCTTCTGGCGATGCCGTTACAAGCGCGACAAACAATACGCTTGTTGGCACTTCTTCTGGCGGGGCAATTACAACTTCATCAGATAACGTAGCAATTGGTGTTAGTGCGCTTCAAACGCAAACAACAGGAACTGGTAGGAACGTCGCAGTAGGAGTAGAGGCGCTAAAGGTTGCCACGGGAACTGGCTCTGTTGCCGTGGGTTGGCAAGCTGGCATAAAGATTACTTCTGGCGTAAGAAATACCGCGCTAGGAACGTCGGCAATTAGCGGCATTGTCACCGTTGATGACTGTACGGGAATCGGCTATCAGACTGGTTTTTACAATACGGGCGCAGCAAATACTTTTGTTGGTTCATCATCTGGGTTTGGCGACGTAATGGGCGCACAGACTGCAAACAACTGTACGGGATTAGGCTATCGCGCTTTGTATGCGATTGATTCTGGCTCAGGGTGTACTGCGGTGGGTTATAACGCCGGTAACAACATGGCTAGTAACTCAAACAGCATGTGTTTGGGTAACGGCTCTACCGCGTCTTCCTCGTCAGTCTCAAACGAGATTACGCTTGGCAATACTTCGATTGCGACGATCCGCGCTCAAGTTACAACGATTACTGCAATCTCTGACGCCCGCGACAAGACAGACATTGAAGACCTCCCCGTAGGATTGGACTTTATCAACTCGCTACGTCCTCGACGTTTCACATGGAATATGCGTGACGGCGGGAAAGTCGGCATTCAAGACTACGGTTTCATCGCCCAAGAACTCAAAGCCGCACAAGGCGATAAAGATTGGCTGTCACTGGTCTACGAATCAAACCCTGACCGTCTTGAGGCGTCTGCGGGGAAGTTGATTCCTGTTCTGGTGAAGGCCATTCAAGAACTCAGCGCAGAAGTGGAAAGGCTGAAAAATGCTTGAACCCGTACAGATCATCCCCGGCTCGGTAATGACGGGTACGGCAGCGACGTATTACACCGCTGTCTACAAGACGATCATTCAGTCAATGGACTTGGTAAACACAACGGGCGCTGCTGTCTCTTGCACGGTCTACCGGATTGCGCGGGGTGACACGGCTGCGGCTAGGAACACGACAATCAGCGCGTCCTCAGTAGCGGCAGGTGCGACTTACCTCTGTCCTGAGATGGTGGGGATGGTATTAGAGCCGGGCGACTTCATTCAAGCCTTTGGCAACGGCGTAACGATTATGGCTTCTGGCCTATGGGTGGTAGACGATGGCGACAACTAATACAACTTCATTCTCATATACAACAGCAGATTGCATTACTGACGCCCTAGACATTTGCGGGCGGCTTGGTGCTGGCGCTACCCCGACCACGGAAGACAATACCAAGTGTTTGCGTAAGCTAAACCTAATTATCAAAAACCTCAACACAAGGGGTTATCAGATTTTTGTGTATAAACGCGCAACCTACGCCCTTCCTGCTGGCACGGCATCTGTCACTATCGGTCCAACAGGAACTATTGCGGTTCCGCGTCCGGTTCGCATCCCGCAAGCGTGGATTCGTGACTCTAACAATATTGACCAGCCGGTAATGCCGCTGTCGCGTAGTGACTTTAACAACCTGTCAAACAAGACCTCAACAGGGAAACCCGTCAATTTTTACTACGACGCGCAAGTGGTCAATGGTTCCACGTGGAACAATCTAGGCACAATCAATCTGTGGCCTTTGGCAGATGTAGCCACTTACACGCTAGTTTTGTCGTACCAAGCTCCGCTTCAAGATGCGGGCGCAACGACGACTGAGTTTGAGTTGCCGCAAGAGTGGTTCTTGCCGTTATGTTGGCTCTTGGCGGCTGAGATTGGCCCGATGTACTCCGTGAACCTTCAAAAGCTGCAAATCATTCGCGCACAAGCAAACGAATACATTGAAAACGCGGTCGCATTCAATCAGGAGGAGGCAAGTGTCTATTTTACGGCGTCTCCTGAGTTGGCTATGCAGAACAGTTTGTAGGAGAAATACTTTGCCATTTAATCAGGCTGGCGACTCGCTAAACATCACAAATACGTTAGGCGTAGATATAACCTCGCGCACCTCTGCTGGCGGGGCGATCTACACTAAAGACTCGTATGTGCAAAACGGGTATGTGGAGCAAGACCCGAACTCTGGTGAGTTGAACGTGGTTAAACGCCCTGCGCTATCGACAGCCTTTGGTGGTTCCGGTGGTGCGTACTATCCCGCTGCGCCGGGTGGACTCTGTACGGGGCAAGGTTTGTTCAACTACACGCTAAACGGCGTCATCGGTTTGTGGGGTTTTGCGAACAACACCCTATGGCGCGTAGATGGCTCTACGATTTTGTATGGTAGCGCGAGTGTGGCGGCTTGGTCGAATTACACGCCTAACCCTGCAATTATCCAGCTTAATGCGTCCTCGGCTGGAAGTGCCATTGTATTTAAGAATCAGATAATGATTGTCGGCGGTATTGCTTCTGCTTCTAGTGTTTATGTTGCGTCTGTTCAAAACACTAGCGACGGCAAGAATTGGGGACAGCTGACTCAGGCGGCGGCTTGGGGTTCGGTAGGCGGCACTACTGGTCGAAACCGCGTAAATCTAGCAGTGTTGAATAATCGTCTTTACATGATGAACGGCGAGAACTTCAACATCAGCTTGAATGGTGGCACGGCTTTTAACGATTGTTGGTCAACTGACGACGGCGTTGTTTGGGTGCGTGAAACCGAAGATATGGGTATTGCAGCAGGATTTTTCCCTCGCACTAATTGTGCCACAGTCGTTTTTAACGGAACGATTATGATGATCGGCGGTCGTGAATCTACCGGAACGACTACCGCCATTGCAAATACTATTCTTTATTCGTTTCAAGGTAAGTATTGGGCCAAAGGTTTAACCCCCTCTTTTGGAGTTAGGGAACTTCACGCAGCTTGCGTGTTTAATGGAGCTATCTACGTCATCGGCGGGTATAACGGCGCAACTTATAACACTGATTGTTGGCGGTCGTTTGATGGTCAAACGTGGACAAACATCTATTCTACGGGCTTTGCTTCTGGTCATACGTTTTCCTCGCTGCTTGTTTATCAAGGGCGTATGTATGCCACCGCAACATCGGATAATGGCGCTGCGGCTAGGCGGGTTTATTCGTCTCCCGATGGGATAACGTGGACGCAACTAGCAACTCCTCCGTGGCCTACGGGTAGCTCGGTAACCCCTATGGGCGTTGTGTTCTCTGCTCCTCGTGGCGAGTACCCAATCCAATACCCATCGCAAACAATCTACCAAATAGACACGCTTAACCGCGTCGTTTATCACGCCACCCTAAACACAAACATGGCGCTGTCCTTCCCTATCGCAACAGCGGGGGCGGTGACTGACCAGTTCCAGACTCGCGTGATGAATGGCGGGCAATACCTGTTTATTAAGAACACTTCCGACGCTTGGTATTTTACTGCGGGGACAATGAATAAAGTGGTGGACATTGCTTATCCCGGCGCTACTGTTCGTGGTGTTGCCTACCTGAACTCTCGCGTGTACGTCCTAGACCTACAAAGTCGGATATGGGGATCAGAGTTAAACGACCCTTCCAAGTGGAACGGCTTGAACTTTATTCGCGCTGACTTCTCAGGGGATGGTGCGGTTGCGATTGCAAAGCATCAGAACTACGTCGTGGTGTTCAAGGTTGGCTCGATGATGTTCTTCTACGATAACGGTAACGCTATCGGTAATACCTTGTCTCCCGTACAGAACGCCAACGCCTCAGTTGGTTGCGGTAATGCAAATAGCGTTGTTGAAATGTCCAACACGGTATTTTGGGTGTCAACCTACGGCAGCTTGCGTCGTTCCGTCTCCAAGCTGAACGGCCTGACCCCGCAACGAGTCTCGACCGACGATATTGAACGGCTCCTAGATACCAACCCGTTCACAACCGTCTACGCGATGAGTCTGAAGGTAGGCGGGCAAGAGTTGTACGTCTTGACTCTAACTGACTCTCCCGCGACTACGCTTGTCTACAACAACACAACAGGGAAGTGGACGGTATGGGCTTCCGGTGCTGACGGCGTATCTACGGGAACCCTCCCCTTCCGTGGAATCAACCGTGCTGGCTTGGGGCAGATTACCTACATCCAAGATCAGAAGACAAACGGCGTGTATGCGCTCAATGACTCGGCTTTTCAGGATACCGACCAAAACGCGGTAGCTACGGCTATCACGACGGTTATTCAACCTCCCAAAGTCGATATGGCGACCGCACAACCCAAGTTCTGCGCGTCCCTAGACCTATCGGGGGATCGTTACTCAACTTCCAACCCCGTCACTGTGGAATATACGGACGACGATTGGATTACCTCGACAACTTGGGGTACGTGCGATATGTCTCTGGATAGACCGCAAGTGTACCGTGGGGGTAGTTTTAGGAAGCGTGGACACCGATTTACCCATACTGCAAATCAGCCGTTGAGACTCAATTCTTACCGACTGACGATGGAACCGGGCGACATTTGACATTGTAGTTTTGGTGTGTTAGACTCGCCCTGCGTCTGCGATAAAATCGCTTGCCGCTAGTCAAGATTCCCACATTTTAATCTTAGCTAGAGGCAATTCATGGCGTGTCCGTTTCATTCTGCCGTTACCTTCCAAGTCGAACCGTTTAACCGCAAAGAGCTTTGGCCTCTTATGCGTGAGAATTGGTTTGATAAGAACGGACAAGGCGAACCCAACGTAGATTGGGCTATGTACCAGCAGATGCAAAATTTGCAGGTTATCGCCATGCGTGCCGCTGGGAAACTGGTCGGCTACGCCTTTGTCATTACGTCTATCTTTCCCTACAAGATAGATGAACTGACTTCCTTTATTCAGCAGTATTACATCCAGAAGCCCTATCGCGGGTACTTCCGTAGTCTGATCAAAGCGATCATCAAAGCCTCAAAAGGCACGATCTACATAACCACGCAGTTGGATAAAGATTGCGGCAAGGTATTGGAGAAGTCTGGCTTCCTGCCGACTGAGCGTATTCATCGGAGGGCTGCATGAGTTTCGTAACCGACCTTTTTAGACCCAATTCCAGAGGCTCTAGCGCACAGGCGGGGCAACAGAGTGGGCGTGATGCTGCTGCTTTGTCCGACCCGTTTTCCGCGCATCGTGGTCAGATTGGCAACTATCTAGCATCTTTGTTTGCGAACGGTCAGACGCCTTCCTACTTCACGCCGGGTCAAGGCATGAATATGGGCGCTGGCATTCAGGGGATGGCCGGTCAAGGAATCAACAACGGTCAGACGTTGACTGACATGGCTACGCAAGGATTACCAGTAGGTGGTCAAGGTCTTCCTGTTGCCGGTCAGGGGCTACCTGTTGCCGGTCAGGGGCTACCTGTTGCCGGTCAGGGGCTACCTGTTGCTGGACAAGGAATCCCTATTGCCGGTCAAGGCATGGCGAATGCCTCGCTCTTAAATCCTACTTCTGCCGATATTCAGAATGATCCTGTTCGCGCTGCACAAATGCGAAGCATGACCAACGCTGTGCAGAACTCGGCGGCGGCTAGTGGGACGTTAGACTCA